ATGGTGAGCCTTGGGCTGTTAAAGAAATCATGGATCGAGTGGATGGTAAAGCTATTCAAGCAACAGAGATTAGCGGAACTGATGGTGAAGATTTAAAGATGGTGGTCACTTGGCAGAAGTAATAATCCCATACAAACCTAGAGAGCCTCAGCTTGCAATCCATGAGCTGATGGATAAGCACAGATTTGGTGTAGTAGTAGCTCACCGAAGAATGGGTAAGACAGTTAGTGCTATCAACCATCTGATTAAGGATGCTGTGCTAAATGAAAAAGAAGCTCCAAGATATGCTTATATTGCTCCTACTTATGGACAGGCAAAGCGAGTAGCTTGGGATTACCTTTGTAAGTATGCAAGACCGCTAGGTGGCACAGCAAATATCTCTGAGTTGCGAGTAGACTTTATGGGCAGAAGAATCCAGTTATATGGATCTGATAACCCAGACTCGCTCCGAGGGCAATACTTTGATGGGGTAATACTAGACGAAATTGGTGACCAGAACCCTAAGATTTGGACTGAGATTCTAAGACCTGCACTAGCCGACAGATTGGGCTGGTGTTTGTTCATTGGAACACCAAAGGGACAGAACCACTTTAAAGACCTAAGAGACCGAGCAGAAGATACTCCTGAGTGGGGACTGCTAGAGTTCAAGGCAAGCGAGACAAAACTAGTTCCAGAGTCAGAGCTGAAAGCAGCCAAGGCTGAGATGGGAGATGACAAGTATCAGCAAGAGTTTGAATGTAGCTTCCATGCTGCTGTAGAGGGAAGTTACTATGGCAAACTGATGAATGACTTGGAAGAAAAAGGCAGAATGGTAGAGGTTACAAGAGATGACCTATGCCAGACATTTACTGCTTGGGACTTGGGAATGGGTGACTCAACTTCTATTTGGGTGGCTCAGATGACAGGTCAAGAAGTCAGGATCATGGACTATGTAGAGAATCATGGACAGGGCTTGGATTGGTATGTCAATTGGATTAAAGACAACAATTGGACTAATGCCTCTCATAAGCTACCTCATGATGTCTCAGTAAGAGAATTAGGAACAGGGAAGTCTAGGTTAGAGATGCTACAAGGTGCAGGGCTAAATGTAGATGTTTTACCTAGGTTATCTGTTGATGATGGCATCCAAGCTGTCAGAAGATTATTGCCGAAGTGTTGGTTCAATATGCCTAGAGTTAGACAAGGAGTTGATTGTCTGAGAAACTATAGGAGAGAATATGACGAAAAGCGCAATGTTTTCTATGAAAAGCCTTTGCATGACTGGGCTTCTCATGGATCAGATGCCTTTAGATACTTGGCAATAGGATTAGATAACACTCAAGGTTCTTGGTCTAAACCAATACAAATTAATACGAAATGGATTGTATAAATGGATAACAATACTCTCAAAGGCATATTAGAAGCTGAGATTGATAACTCTCTTGGCTTCATTGAAACTGAGACTACTGATGAGCGCAGAAAAGCTCTCCAGTATTACAACAGAGAACCTTATGGCAATGAAGTCGAAGGTCGCAGCTCTATTGTTACTGGTGAAGTAGCCGAGGTAGTAGATGGTGCATTGCCACAATTATTGAGAGTATTTACTCAGTCAGACGAGATGGTTCGCTTTGAGCCTAAAGGTGTGGGTGACGAGGAGAAGGCTAAACAAGCTACAGAGTATGTCAATTGGGTGTTAAACCATGACAACTCAGGTGTCATCCTGTTCCATAACTGGTTCAAGGATGCCTTGTTGCAGAAGAATGGTATCGTCAAGGTCTACTGGGATGAGCAGACAGATGTAACCAAAGAGAAGTATAAAGACCTGAATGAAGAAGAATTGACCATGCTTTTGGCTGATCCAGAGGTAGAAGTGGTCAGTCAGGATATGGAAGAAGTAGCTCCTGCTAGTGTAGACCCAATGACAGGTATGCCAATTCCACCTGTGTTTTCATACAGCGTTAAGCTAAAGCGCACCAAGAAGAATGGCAAGGTTATTGTTGAGAATGTCCCACCAGAGGAGTTCTTGATCTCTAAGAAAGCCAGAACTATTGCTGATGCTCCTTTTGTAGCCCACAGAAAGCTAACCACTCGAAGCGAGTTGGTGGCTATGGGCTTTGACAAGAAGAAGGTAGATGCCTTGCCTTCATACTCAGACCTAACTTACTCTGAGGAAAGAATTGCTCGATTTGACCGAGGCGAGATGCCAGATGAGACAGCAAGCCTAGACCACACAATGCAAGATGTGGAAGTTATGGAGTGCTATCTCAAGGTCGATATGGATGGAGATGGTATTGCAGAACTCCGCAAGATTGTCTATGCAGGTCAAGAGATCCTAGACAATGAAGAAGTGGACTTTGTACCATTCTGCTCAATCTGCCCTATTCCTATGCCACACAAGTTCTTTGGTCATAGCTTGGCAGACAGAGCTACAGACTTACAGTTGATTAAGTCTACAGTTACAAGACAGATCCTTGACAATATGTATATGACCAACAGCCCTAGAATGGGTGTTGTTGAAGGTCAAGTAAACCTAGATGACTTATTGACAGTTACTGCCAATGGTATTGTCCGAATGAAGAATCCACAAGCGATTGTTCCTTTGACAGTTCCACCAACAGCAGCTCAGTCATTCCCATTGTTAGACTACCTAGACCAAGTTCAGTCTAAGAGAACTGGTGTAAATGAAGTCCAGCAGGGCTTGAATCCAGACATCTTGCAGAACACTACAGCCACAGCAGTTGCTGCAATGCAATCGGCTGCAGCAGGTAAGGTCGAGATGATTGCTAGAGTCTTTGCTGAAACAGGTGTAAAAGACCTATTCGAGAAGATCCTTCAGCTTCTATGCAAGTACCAAGACAAGGCTAGAGTTATCCGCTTAAGAGGCAAGTATGTCTCTATCGACCCAAGAGAGTGGGTAAATGGCTTTGACATCTCAATCAATGTCGGTCTTGGAACTGGTAACAGACAAGAGCAGATGGCTATGATTTCTATGGTATTGGCAAAGCAAGAAGAAATCCTAACTACTATCGGTGTGAATAACCCATTGGTAGACCTTGGACAGTATCGCAATACCTTGGGTAGATTCATTGAGTCTGCTGGCTTTAAGGATTCAAGCGAGTTCTTCAAAGAGATCAGTCCAGAGCAGTTGCAGATGATGGCTCAACCACAGGAACAGCAAGAGAACCCACAGGTTCAAGCTATGATGGCTCAAGTTCAGGCACAGATTCAAGCAGAACAAGCCAAGGCACAGGCTGAGATCCAGTTGGCTAGAGAGAAAGCAGCAGCTCAGATGCAGTTGGAGCGAGAGAAGTTTGAACAGCAGATGGCTCTGAAGCAACAAGAGTTTGAGTATGAAGCCCAGTTGAAGGCTATGCAAATTGGAGCTAAACTTAGCCCTACCGCTAACATACCGAATGTCTTGTAATGAATAAATCAGAAAGAGCAAGAGTATTACTAAGTGATGAGTTTTTCATGGGACTTGTGGAAAACCAAAAACTGTTGTATAAAAACAACATATTCAATAGTTCTGAGGATGATGTTGAATTAAGAGAGAAATCTCTCATCAAATACAGGGCTATAGAGGAACTCTTATCTAGTATCCAAGCTATCGCAGATGATAAGCAGATACAAGAGAAGAAGTGGAAGATTTTGTAAACAACCGAAAGGTAAACAATGAGTGAAAACACCAATCCAAATGGAAGTGTTAGTGTAAACGAAGCAGCTAGTGCATTTTTGTCTTTGATGGACTCACCTACTGAGGAAGCGCAAGCTCAACCAGAGGTAGACCAACAAGAACAGGAATCTGAGGAAGTTGAGTATTCAGCCGAATCAGACGAAGGTTCAGAGGACTACACAGATGAAAATGCAGAAGAAACTGAATACCAAGAAGAAGAAACCCAAGAACCCCAGCGATTCAAAGTCAAAGTAGACAATGAGGAGATTGAGGTCACCTTAGAGGAGCTTCAGCAAGGTTACAGTCGCACAAAGGATTACACAAAGAAAACTCAGGCTTTGGCTGAGACTCGCAAGGCTGTAGAAGCCGAGAAAGCGAGAATCGAAGAAGCAAAGCAGTTGCGAGACACTTATGCTCAAAGGCTTGAAGTAATTGAAAAGATGCTCAATCAGACACCTGACAATGAGAATCTTTCTGAGTTACGAGAGTCAGATCCTATTGGCTATGCTATCAAGGTCGCAGAGAGAGCAGAGAAAGAAAAGCAATTGCAAGCAGTTCAAGCTGAGAAACAGCGCATTGCACAACAGCAACAGGCTGAACAGCAAGAACAGCTACAACAGCATTTGGCTCAAGAGGCTCAGAAACTTAGGGAGTGGATTCCTGAGTTTAGGGATGAGGCAAAGGCAGACTTGGCTCGCAAAGAGATTAGAAACTATGCAAAGTCAATCGGCTTCTCAGACCAAGAACTAGCTACTGTATATGATGCAAGAGCAGTTCAGACACTCTACAAAGCCATGCAGTATGAGAAGTTGATGAAGGGCAAAGGGGTAGCCACTAAAAAGGTATCCGAAGCTCCTAAGACTCTAAAGGCTGGAGCAGCTCAACCACAGGGTAGCTCTGAGCAAGAAGCAGTTAAAAAGCAGTTCCAGAAACTCCGCCAAACAGGCAAGAAGCAGGATGCTGCAAAACTTTTTGAAAAATTTATTTAAAGGAAATTAATAATGCCTACATATACAAAATATGACGCTATTGGTCAGCGTGAAGATCTATCAGATGTAATCTATAACATCTCTCCAACAGATACACCAATCATGTCATCTATTGGTAAGACTAAAGCTACTGCTGTAAACCACGAGTGGCAAACTGACAGCTTGGCTGCTGCAACTACTGCAAATGCTTTAGTTGAAGGTGCTGATGCTACTTCTGCTACTTTGTCTCCAACAACTCGCTATGGCAACTTGACACAAATCGTTGGTAAGACTGTTCAAGTTTCTGGTACTTTGGAATCAGTAGACAAGGCTGGTCGTAAGTCTGAGAAGGCTTATCAGTTGGCTAAGGCTTCTGCTGAAATCAAGCGAGACATTGA